TCGCCTTTTTTAAGAGCTGCTCCGCTCCAGGGACATACAGGTTTAATGTGTTGGAAATATTCTTCCCAATTAACCTCTTGACTTCTTACCACGACTCTTTTTACCTCTAGAGCCCTCAGTTGTCTTTTTATCCTTGCCACGTGATGCCATTAATTTATTACCACGTGATGCGTTTAATTTTTCGCCTCGTGACGCTTTTAATGTTTTACCACGTCCATTACCCAACTTCATCTTTTCGTTTAATGCTGCCCAAAGCTGTTCTTTAATTGATGTTTCTACAGCCATTGCATTGTCGCCGTCTTGTGCAGCTGCGTATGCTTTCTTCTCACGGTTTAATCCACCACTTAAATCTTTAGTCATTGTTTGTGTATCAGCATATGATTCGTCTGGGCTATTATCCCAATCTTCTTCTACGCCTTCTTCATCCATTCCACATGGAGAATCACTACTTGGTGGTTCCATTAATCTCATTTTAGATACCATGTCGTCATGTCCGTCATAGTCTAAGTCAAATGCTGCTCCGCCTGGTACTGATCTAACAGGTGAATCCATAGCCATTGCTGGTTCTGCATTTGGCATGCCTGCATTTTTAAGGATGCCAGCTAATTCAGCAACCTCTGCTGCGCTATCACCATTAATTGAAATGTTCATTGATGCTTCTTTGATTGCTTTTTTCATGTTGTTGTCCTTACTTGCGTTTTGTTGTGTTGCACCTGCATCGTCTGGTCTACCAGTTGATGGTGGAACTTGTTTATTCACTTGTGGAGTTGCTCCGGTTGCTTTATTGTGTGCGTCAATAACAGCTTGAAACTTTGGTCTTCCTTTATCTGCAATTTTTTTAATTGAAGCAACTTTTGCCGCAGGAAGTAATCCTACTTGTGCAATAGCTAGTGCAGCTTTTAAATCTGCTCCTTTTGCTCCTGCTGGTTTACCATCTGATCCTGTAAAAATATATGAACTTCCGTCTGGACGATATAATCCTTTTAAGCCTAAGTTTTGTGCACCTTTTGCAATTACATATCTACTTCTATAATCAGCTGTGCTTAATAATTGCATTGCTTTAGTGCCTAATTTTTTCAAAACATTAGCGTCTTTGGCAGCATCTTCTGGTTCTAATGCTTCTGCATCTTTAACAATTTTTTCAAATTGTTGCATTGTCATACCTTTTTTAAATTGACCTGCTAGGCTATCAAGTGTTACTTGTGGAACCTGACCTTTTGTATCTAATTTACTTGTAGGTGTTCCTTGTTTAGTTGGTGCGTTACCTAAATCATCACTATCATTTTGTGCAGCTTGTTTTTTAGCTGGCTCATCAACTAGTTTTAAATATCTGTTTAATGCATTTGTAATTTTTTCATCGTCCATTCCCGGAAGACCAACGTGTCCTTGGACTTTATCATGTAATGCTTTTAGTTCAGCCATTTCAGCTTGTGTAAGCTGTTCATTTAATTTTGATTCTACTAGTGTAATTAAGTCACGGAAATCATAACTAGCAACTACTTTACCTTGTGTAGCATTAGGTGTACCTGCATTGACTTGTCCACCTTCAAGTTTATTTAATAGTTCAATATAACGATCTACATCTGCATTAGGTTGTGCTGTGTCAATATCTTGTTGTTGATTTTTTGGATCCATCGCATCATCGCCACCGCTCTGGCCTGCTCCTGCATCTTTTTCAGCATCAGTCCTTCCGTCATCTGCTGTATCTGCACCTACTGAGGCACCACCGTCGTCCTTGCTTGGTCCAGCTCCATCTCCAGCTCCAGCTTCGCCCTTGCCTGGTCCCTCACCTGTAATAGCTTTTTCAATTGCCGCAAGTGTGTCTGTACCTGCTTGACCGTCTACACTTAACCCATTTGCTTTTTGGAATTGTTGTACAGCTTTATATGTACCATTACCGTACTTGCCATCAATACCATTTGGATCAAATCCTAAACGTGATAGTTCAGTTTGTAGTTTTTTAATTTCAGGCATTGCTTTTTTGCCGCCTTCATTATAACGTGTCATTAAATCTTTTGTATTTACAGGCTCTGCATCTGCTGCATCTGCTTGATCCATACCTTGTGCAACACCACCTTCTTGGTCGGTTACTTCTGGTTCTGCTTCACTTCCTACAGCGTCAGTTGAACCATCTGTCTCTGGTTCTGCTTCTGAATCAGCTGATCCGTCGTTGCCTGCTGTTGCTGCTGATGTAATAGGTTTACCATTTGCGCCTAGAAAAAACTTCTCTTGTTGTTCCTTTGGACCGTCAGCGTTTGTTACATATACTGTTGCCTCTTGTCCACCAATAGTAACTTTTTCACCTGGCTCTACCTGATCTCTATTAGCCATTGCTTGGCCAATATCAGTAAATGATTTACCAACTTGAGCGTCTGCATCTCCATCGCCGGGCTGTTTTGGTTCATCTGTACTTGTAACATTGCCATCTGCATCCGTTGCAAAGTTGTTACCTTGTATATTTGGATTATTGTCTTGGGCAGTTTTGTCAGAAAGTTTATTATCATCAACTACAGCATCTAACTCAGTTTTTGCTTTTGGTGGTATTTCTTTAACAACTTCCTCAGCTTCGTCCTTGTTTATGCCTAGTTTATCTTCTAACCAATCAAGTATACCTTCGTCGACTTTTTTATTTTCATCAAGTTCTACTTCGGTGTATAACTTTGAAATATCAATATATTTTTTTACATCATCGTTATTCATTATTAACTCCCAACCACAGCTTTTGTATTTTCAACATCGCTGATATCTTTAGATTCGCCTGTTGGTGCGCCTTCCATTGGATCAATTTCACGTTCTTTTCTAGCTGTTTCTAATTCTTTTAATAGGTCCATTACTCTTGCGCCGCCAACTTCGCCTTGTGCGCTTTCGCCGCCCATGTCTTCAGTTGTTAGTTTTGCTTCGTAAGGTGCATTATCTTTTTGTGTTTGCTGTTCTTCAATAGGGTCAAACTCGCCACGCACAATTAAATGGCTATGCGGAACACTACAATTTGCAACCAAGTATTGTTCTAACACATGTGCAGTTGTTGGATATTTAACTTCTGCTTCAAAGTGTGTTACTTCCATATTTTGCAACTGTGGGAAATCCATTGGTTTTTCTGTTATTGGTGCCCGTTTACCGGAACTTAGTTTTACAACTTCAAACTTGTTAAGATTGGTTTCCATTGTATCTACGAATCCTTCAGGTACTTCTCCTGCTACTCGTATAAAAAATTTATATGTCTTTTCAGACTCTGTTAAAAATTGTGCAAATGTTTTCATGGTTTTTTCCTATTATAAACTATTTATCCATACTTTTCAATTTTTCTAACAAACTATTGCGGTCTGTAACCACATATCCGTCACCGTTTACTACGTCACTATTGTTTGGAGTATCGTTATCTAGTTTTTCTTTCTTTAATTGTAGTTCGATCATTTTAAGTTTTTTGTCCATTTTTGCTACTTTAGCATCTAGACTTGTTTTGAGCATTGATCCTGCTACTTCAAAAACTCTACCACTATAACGACTTTCAACATTCATGCCTAAGTCCATTAAATCTTCGTAGCTTTGTAAAGCTCGACCCGCAATATCATTAAGTTCAGCATCTGCTTTTTCGCCTAGCCCTTTAACGCTAGGTAGTGCTGATGCAATTTTATCAAACTCTGCAATATCTCTAAATGTATCCGTTTGCTCAACTACAGCAGCCTTTGCTTTAGTTTCGTTTTGAGCTTCAGAAATAATTTCTTTAGAATCTGGCAAGTTTAAAAGTTCTTCGAGTTTTTTCGTCATAGTATGTAACCTTTATATACACACTTATTTATCGCCTATCGTCGGCCGCTGTGAAAAATGTCGTCCTCAGTAACTATTCGGAATTGTATATTATTTTGCTTACAATAAGCATATGCAGCTTCCCATTTGGCTTGATTTACTATCCAAGCAGCTTGATTATGCTTACTACGCCCTAATTTTTCTCTGTGTGTTTGATTAGCCGGCTTAACTTCTATAAGTTCTACCTTTTGTTTGCCGCCTCTATCAGCATATGCAATAAAAAAGTCTGGTACATATATTGTTTGTTTTCCAGTAAGAGGATTTCGATATGGTATCTTAATAGCTTCACTGGCCCATTTATCAACTGCTGGATGATTATCACAGAAATTCATAAAGGCAAACTCCCAACTTGATCTATAAGTAGGTGTCTTAGTTCCTATATATTTTTCTGGAAATTTACAGTTAAATTTACCTTGTGCAAATCTAGCCATATCATACTACAACATTTCGTTTTTCTACTGTGTCGTTGTTAGCAGCTAATTTAAAACCTAGTGTACTTGTACGCAATCTGTTATAATTTAATACTTCAGTTACTACACTGCTAAGTTGTATGTTGTCTAAACCTTTAAGGGTGTCAAGTAATTCAAATATTTTTACGCCGTCTATTTTTGCTTGATTTAATAATACAGTTGATGTACTAATTGCTGAATTTTTTTCGAATCCTCTTTTTTCAAAAAATCCTATAACAGCATCAACTTCGTTTGAAGGAAATGCTAATGTTTCGTTAAAATAGTTATCAAAAAATTCTGTGACATTTTGGTCACTCGACTTAGGTGTTGTTGGGATACTACTCATTATGTTGCTCCTTGTTGATATGCAGCTCTTGCGTCAGCTACACTCTGTCCAGTACGTGATTGTATACTCTTTATGCCAGCAGCTTGATCTGCACTGGCCTTGGCCGCAGCATTATTTCTAATTGCTGTTGTAGCTAGTGTAACAGCACCAACTCCAGCTGCAGCTAGTAATAGATCTTTTGAACCACCTTTGCCTCCATTTTTTGGAAACAAAGTATTTGCTACACCACTTACGTTTGTGCCAGTTGCGGCTCCTAATGCGCCTGTAAGTATATTAAACCCTTCTTGTCTAATACCGTCTTTGCTTAAATTACGTATATTACCAATTAAATTGGCTCCCATTAATACTCCTAATAATGGATTTTCGTATACATCGCCACTAGCAATAAAGTCATACAAACTAAATGCACCATCTATGGCTCCTGCAAGGCCACCTCCGCCGCCACCTGCTAATGATAACGGACTAGGTGTACGATCATAATGATCTTGACCAAAGCCAGCAGGTTCGCCATTTGCTCCTGCTTGAACAGCTCCTGCTTCGTAAAATACAGCTTCATAAGCTACTGTAATTTTATTTTCTAATGTTCCAGCGCCATCAGCATTAGATACATCATCATGTGCCCATTGTGTAATCAAAGGATTTACAAGAGTATAAGTTACATATTCACCTCTTGCCATTGTGCTAATTTTTATTTCTTTGAAGAACGGTACACCAGGATTATTAGTGTCCATACCATATTTAAATCTATAAGGTGCAGCTCCATCTGGAGATTTGCCTTCGTATGTGTTGTGTGGATTAATTTTATATGCTGTGCCGCCGTTTACTCGTTGATTACCGTCGGCAAAATAATATCTATAATATGCTTGTAAGAATGCTGTTGTTAATCCTTGATTATCATCATGCATTGTTATACTAACTGGGTCATATTCTATACCAGTTTGTACATTTTTAATTCTATTATATTGTTTTTTTTGTTCAACTTTAGCAGAATAGCTTGGTAAAGTTGCACTTTTTACTAGCATTCCTATTTCGTTGGTAGCAGCTCCATTAAGAAGTTTAGGAATTAAACTTTGACCTTCAGGTGTAATAACAAATTGTACATGATAATTAAATTTGCTTCTAGGAGCAAGGCGCATGTTATTATCAACATAAAGCCTAGATCCGTGCTGCCAATCTCCTAGGTTTCCTTTAGGAGATAGTGCGCCTGTTGCTATTGAGTCTAGTAATCCATTAAATTTATTTGCCATACTAATATTTATCCAACTTATTAAAGTACGTATATAAAGAAAAAAGGGAGCGCAATGGCTCCCTTTAAAAAGACTAAATGTATTTTATTTTTATTATGCGCCGCCGCCAGTTACTGCTGTATTAACTGTACGTCCAATTGCTGTTCCAATACCTGTTCCTTGTGGTGATTGGATTGCATTATCATAACGTATAGCTAGTGTAACACTTACTGGATCAGTCGAGTTTGAATATGCTAAACTATTGTAGTTTGCACTTTCACAGTAACAGCCGTATAGTTCAAATGTTTCTAATACATTTGGTACGTTTGCGCCATTACCACCGTCTAAGATTTCAATACGTGTAGTAAATTTGTAATCTTGTCCTGATGCTGCACTTGATTGCTCATAGAAATCAAATTGTTTCTGAAGCTGTTCGCCAACTAGTTTTTGTACATTGTTGTTTACATCTTCACGTAAGTTCAATGTAATTGGTTCCCAAGTATGTTTACCTGCTAGGTACACACGTGAGTTATATACGTCTAGTGTCATTTGTTCAAAACTTACGTTAGGTCTAGTTACGTCAATAACTTGTTTTGTAAGTTCTGTTGTTGGTGTACTAACGCCAAAGTTTTCCAAGCTCACTCTAAAGCGATATTGGAGTTTTGGCATTAAAAGTCCCTGGTTACTAGCGGAATCTCCGCTAGCCAGTGGAACTGTAATTTTTGATAGTGTTGAAATTGCCATTTAGTCTGCTCCTGTTATATATATTTATCAGTTTAAAGTCCTGATATTTCTCCAGTATTTTTAAGTCTTAGTGGTATGTAAATAAACTCTACTGCTTTCACAGGTTCAATAGCAATGTCTAAGTATAGCTCATTCTTATCAATTCTGCTTGGAGTATTGTTCGACTCATCACAAACTACTAGGTAATCATATAATCCACGCTGTCCAACTAATTCAAGTAGCAAACTTTCTGCTGCTTGTTTAATCTCATCACGTGTAATTTTATCATTTGGCTCAAAGATATATGGCTTAGCAAGTGTGTTTAGCTGGCTACGTAAGTAGATAACCAAACGTGCTACGTTGATTCTATCTAATGCACTTGCACCTCTTGAACGTGTTTTTTGTCCAAAGTTAACAAGTCCTGCACCTGTAATAAACGTAATCGGGTTAACAGCACTTGAGTACAATGTATCTCTTTGTCCTACAAGCTCAAGCATTAAACTGTCAGCCTGCTGTTTGATCTCGTCTCTTGTGATCTTATCATTAGGTTCAAAA